CACCTGGAACAACAGGTTCTAATTCCATTTTATTTATATCATCCATATATTTTTTTCTAAGCCACTGTTTGTAAGGACCTAACCAACCACCTGGATTTGGGTCCATTTGAAATAAGCCATGACCTCCTCCACCACTATGCTCTTGCCATTGATAATCAAAAGTACCAGCAGATTCATGTTGAATCTGTGCCATTAATCCAGCAGCAGCTTTATCAGATAATCCTCTACTTTTTAAATGCTCATAAATTGCTATTTGATTTGCTAACTTTTTTTCTGCAGGATATTCTTTAGCTGCTTTACCAGAACTTGCATACATAGGAATTTGACTAGCTTCACTAGGACTTATATTACCATCTTGAATCTCTCTACCTATATCATTCATCTGTTTAATTTGTGGTCCGAATAAATCAGTAGCTTCTTTGTTAACAACAAATTCTCCAGGAGTAAGCCAAGCCGGTACAGTATCAGATCCCTTTGGTTCTCCTGGATGATTCTCAGCTAATCCTCCAACAGCTTCATACTGAGGAATACTGGAAGTCATAGGAGGAACTTCCATATTCTTTTCGCCAGTATCTATTTCCAAAGATCTCATATTCCCATAACGATCTTTTTGAGTAGTCTTATATTTCATACTAAACTCCTAGCTCTTATATTCAATAGTCTCTTTCTTTTCTATCTTAGTTGATTGGGGTTTGCTTGTAGCTTCTCCACCTTGATTTCTATAATTAATATCACTAAGTGGTCCTAGCAGCATTGACTGATGAACTTCTCCAGGATTTAAAACCATTGGATCATCATAGTTAATAGCATTTCTAGTTAGCCCATAATCTTTATCATGTATTGCATGTTTTAATTTACTCATACCATAATCAACTGGTATTGCACCAGTCATCATAATCTTTTCCCACATAGGAGCTTCACTATTCCAAATATTTCTACCTGTCATCCTTGCAAAATCTATAAAGCCAGGATAAGGTACTCTCATATTCTTTGAACGATGACTCATCTCATCTTCTTGATATCCACCACGATCATAATAATTTGGTCCATATTTTTGGTCTAATATAGCTTGTAGTTCTAGTACTCTTGGATGATCAGCTTCTATTATACCTGAGTTATAGTCATCATATAAACCCTGCCACTCTATAAGTAAAGGATCATTATCATAATCTTCTAGTGTAGGCCCACCACTTTGTTTATACTGTGGAGCTAGAGGTCCTACGCTTCCACCCTTATTAAACAAACCAAACATCTTAGCACCAATAAGTGCAGGGATTGCTATAGGCGCAGCGGCTGCTAAGCCTGCACCAAGTCCAGCACCAGCAACACCACTAGCTCCAGCAGCATTTGCTATTGTTGCAGCATTAGCTACATTACCAGCAGTAGCTGCTAAATTAGCACCAGCCGCAGCAGGCATAGTAGCACTACCAGCACCAGCACCTAATCCCCATAAACCTTTTTCAAAGAAAGTTCCTTTAGGTCCACCACCAAAGAGCGTACCTTCTATACCTTTACCTGCAACACTACCGCCTACATCAACAGCAGCATCTCTTAGTTTAGTATCTGGTTTATGATCTGCAAGAGGTCCACTTATCTTATAATTAGGAGGAGCCATAGCATTACCAGGATTAGCGCTTGGGGCTACTGTTGAAAATTTATTTTGTGTTTGATCCTCTGGATATTTATTTCTATTATAAAACATTACTTACCTCCACCACCAGTTGTAGTTTGAGTTTGAGTTTGTGGTGCAGAACCTAAATAACCAAAGTATCTTGATGCTGCTGTATGTGGCGCATCTAATACAGCTTGATTAAATTGCTGTCTTGCAGATCCTACATCTGCTAAGCCTTGAATACCTGCTGCTTTTCCTGCCATATACTGATCTTTCATTCCTAAGCCAGATGTTATATCAGCTTGTCTTTGTTGTTGGAATTGCATTGATCTATCTGCTAATGCACCTTGCATAGCTTTCTCAGCACGCGCAGAACCTAATGATCCACCCATAGCTGCTTGACCTGCTGCTGATCCCATAACATTTTGCATGTCTCTATTACGTGCTGCAGTATAATCATACTCACCAGTACCTGCAAGAGCTCTACCATACATATCTCTTTTATCAGCATCTCCTGCCATTGCCTCTCTAGCTAATGATTCTTGAGCAGCTAATGCATCACTTTGTGCACCAGTCATTCCAGCTACAACCTTACTTGGATCTGCTGCTTCTGCTTCAAAACGATCAGTAACCATACCTAAAGCTTTTTCTAAATAAGGTTTAAATTCCTTATCTATACCACCTGAAACTGTTGTGGTCTGAGGTGCTCGTCTTCCTCCACCCATATTTATTCTCCTATGACGCCTCTTATTGAAGCGCTTATTTGACAATTATATCTACGTTTTAATACCTCTCCATATTTAAACGAATCACTTTCTCCTCGTGCTGAGTCTGCCCTCCAGTGTTTACCACCGTGTTTTTTAGTATGCTCTATCATAGCATCGAATAATCTGTATACTATAAAAGCATTATTTTTATTTTCTAAATTTACAATACAATCTTTAACATCCATTACATATCTATTATCATAATGGTTTACATAAGATGTTGCTGTTAAGAATCCTACTATATTATGTTCAGTGAAATCACCGATAGCTAAATAGTGTGGATTTGTTTTTTGTTGTTCCACTATATCTAAGAAGTATCTCATCCATGATGCTTCATTATAATCAAAACCAAAGAAGTCACCGTTATTAATTGTGTATCTTCTCATAAGTTGTATAGCGTCAAATGTATCATTATCCTCTATTAATCTAATCATTAATCTAGTAATCCTTTTGCCCAAGTATAATTTGGATCATCCGGTGGATAATCATAAGTTACACTTGAATCTGTAAAAAGTTTATTTCCATCTTTATCAGTTTCACCAGAATCTGTATTTGAAGCTAATAAATATTCAAATCTTACTATGTTATTTGGTAATAACTCTTTATAAATAATTTTTGAAGTATCTTCAATTTTTCCTATATTCATATTATGTCACCTTATATACTCTTACATAAATTGGAAAAGTACTTATACTATTATTAATATTTGTAAAGCCCCATAAATATTTAGACCATACTTCTATTCTAATAGATATATATGAGGTACCTCCTGCTTTTCTAGTTAAAGGTAGTACTCTGCAAGCTAATCCATATCTTGTATTATTTTGTTGTCCAGTTGTATAATGTACTACAGTGTTCCCATCAATATAAGCCGCTGCAATATAAGTATCATTATTTCCTCCCCATAAACCTGTATTAATACTAGAGTCTGCATAAAAATTAACTGGGTTACTTATAAAACCAAGTGCATATGCACTATTATAAAAGCTAGTAGCGTTATAAGTAAAAGAATCTGCAACAATATTTCTTGATATAACAGGCCCATTAAATTCTGAAGAACCACTTTGCTGTATTCTCCAACCAGAACTACCAGAACTAAAGTTAGATGATTGAATATCAGTAGTAAGCTTAGTCATACCAAGAGCATTAGTACCAATTCTATCTACGCTTAGAGTACCTGAAGTTATTGATTCAGCTGTTATATCTCCTCTTGCAGTTATATTATTAAACTCTGCATTACCTGTTGCTCTTTCTATTTTCCAACCAGCAGTACCTGCATTATAATTATTAGATTCTAAATCACTTGATACTGCAATATAGTTAGCAGGTGATGTAAATGTTACAGTAGCCGCAGCTGCTCCAGGATGTTGCTCAGCTACAAATTCACAAGTCCACATAAGATTTGCAGTATCTGTTACATCTACTGTAACGGGTGACTGTTGCCATTTATTAGTAGCCCCATCACTCATATTAGTAAATGTAATAACGCCTGTAGCAAAGTTATAATCAGTAGCTACTGGATTAGCAGGTGGGTTACTAATAGGTTTAGCATCTTGATAATATATTTTTCCAGTACCTCTTCTATTAGAATAATATAAAACTGGATTACTCCATGTATAACTTACTGAATCCCCTGAGCCTGTTATAACTGCATGGCTTACCCAAGTTAATACATTATCCATAGCAGGTAATGTTTTCTGCCAAAGATTAGTTGATAGCCATTCACCAGTCCTAGCATTATAAGTACCATTAGCAGCAGGCGCAGAAGTTTGTACAGTATTTGTTCTATAGTATTGATAGATAATTGTATTAACAGCTACATCTGAAAATGGTGTAAATACAAGACCTGATACAGGTAATGTAGGAAGATCCCCAGAATAATTAAGAACTGCTGAAAAACCTTCTAAAGCTCTTTGCTCATAAGACATATCACTACCATTTACATCAGTTGCATAAACTAATATTTGGTTGCTGTCTCCTGTCATTCCTGAATTTAAGTTTCTTATTTGATACATTAAATCATTGGCTGCATCAGTTATTTCTTTTTCCCAAGCAGCATCAGCAGCTGTTTTATTAGGATTCTGTGAAGGAGATGTGATAGTTGTTTGAGACATTATCTAGTTCCTCCATCTTGAACCTCTATTTGAATACCTGATAAGTTCCATGATGTTGTTGTAGTTGTGCCATCATCTATACGATAACTTACAAATCTACCATTTAATCTTGAGTCAGATTTATATGAGCTAGCAACATTAAAAGTACCTGTAACAGTTGGGCTGGTAAAATCTATTGCAGCTCCTGGACTATTAGTTGCAATTGTTTTAACATTTAATGTGCCAGTACCTTGAGTTAATAAAGCTATTG